GTAGTAGACAACGCCAAACAACAGGCTGAGGCTGAGGAACTACTGGAGGTTGCTAGGAAAGGATTTACTGATCCGGGTGGACAATCTCACATATTTAACAAAGAGACTAAGACTTGGGACTCTAAGCAGAAAGAGAAACAGGAGAAGGAGGAATCGATTATGAACTCGCAAGGGGTTGGCCTGGGAGATGAGCCTCAGACTATGGAGCAGTACCTGGCCTCTGCTCCACCGGAAGTTGTTGAGCTTCTTAACCACGCTAAGCAAATGAAGAGTGACGAAAAGTCTACTCTGATTGAGAAGATTGTTAATACATATCCTGAGGAGCAAAGGGAAACTCTCAGGGATACTTATGGTAAGCTGATGATTGAGGACTTGAAGGTAGTTGTTAATTCGCTACCTGAGGATGAATCTAGCCAGACTGGTCTGTACGGATCAACTGGAGGAGTTACTAATCGACGTAGGACTCCTGATGAAGAGCTGGAAGTTCTGACAGTTCCTAGAATGCAATTTAATTAGGTCTCACTCATCCGTGTGCGATTTTCTACAACCTACAATTAATGGAGATGAGTAATGGCCTTAGGCAAGAACATTATTGTTAGTGGGGAACCAAAGGGAAAGAATCTCGATGTCATTGTCGATGGAACTCCCAAACCAGGGACTCTAATGACTCTCAAGGCAGCTACAGAGCCTGTCTCTGGTATGCATACCTACGAAGCGTTCAATAGAGATGCTGATGGGGACCTTGCTGAGATTGCTATTTTGCTTCCCGATGTTGAGCAGGGTATTGATGAGCTAACTGCTTTTGCTACTGGAACTGTTGGCAAGGTGTACTTCCCGCTTATGGGTGAAACTGTCAATGCTCTCGTAGCTAATCTTGCGGGAACTGCCGATGCATTTGCTATTGGGGACTACCTCATCGTTGATAATGGGACAGGTAAACTGATTGCTACTACTGGTAGTCCTCAGTCTGAGCCTTTCAAGGTTCTGGAAACTGTGGCAGGTCTTACTGCCGACAAGCTGGTCCACGTAATGTATACAGGTCACTGATCTCTTCTCTGGAGAGTGACTTTCAATACCCTTAGGATATAGGAGAAGAGAAATGCCTGAAGTTGTTATTAACAAGCTCGAAAATGGGCAGGTCGATGGAGACTTCCGGGACGTCATGCCGGATGATATGAGGTTTGACCCAGGATTCCTTAGACCTTTCAAAAGCAAAGCTGGAGAACCTCTTGTTACGTTGAATACCTGGGAAACGAAGCATCGTAAGGATGCTGAAGGGAACTATATTTGTAACAAGAAGACCGGAGAGCCGATCGACTTCTATGTGATGAAGACGCATCGCATTGGGGACCTGATGAATCGAGGGATTAGTTCCCCAGTCTGGAACGCAACGAGTCTCAGGCTTGATGAGTGGAAGCGAATCGATGATAGAGTAGTTACTGTGGCACGTCAGAGGCTGAAGGCCTGGGCTGACCTAGCTGCTAGATCGCAGTTGTCTGGGTTTGATGGGATGGGTACTACTATCCTTGAGTACGAAACTCAAAGTGATCCTGGATCGGCTGTCGTGGACATGTCTGGGTTGAGTGAAGGTAACTCTGATAGTCCTCGATACCAGCTTGAAGGTTTACCCCTTCCAGTGACTAGCAGTCCTTTTCAGTATCCGAAACGTCAGCTCGCTTCTTCCCGTAGAAGGGGACAGCCGCTGAACATCTCAAGTTCTGAAGCTTCTGCTAGACGGGTCGCTGAGACTCTTGAGCAGACTCTTATTGGCACTACAACTGGAATCACCTATGGTGGTTCTACGGAGTATGGCCGGACAGCTAGTGTTTATGGTTATACGAACTTTCCAAGTCGTGTAACTAAGATTGATATGACTGTTCCAACAGGGACGAATGGTAATGCAGTTCATGGATCGTGGATTGCTCTCAGAGAAGCGATGTATGCTCAGAACTTCTTTGGGCCATTTATGGCTTACGTGTCAACGGATTACGATGCTTTCCTTGATAGGGTGTTCGATACTAACGAACCCTCAGCAGGAACTCTTCGGGACTTCCTACTGAAAATCGATGGAATCTCTGCCATCAAACGTCTTGATTATCTTACTTCCACTTTGACAGTAGTTCTGGTTCAAATGGAACAGGACGTAGCTCAGGTAGTTAATGGGGCTGATATTGCTGTCATTCAATGGGAATCTCACGGGGGATGGCAACTGAACTTCCGGGTCTACACTATCCAGGCACCCCTATTGAAGGCTGACTTCGATGGGAATTGCGGGATTGGACACGGTACAACGACATAATGCTGCGGAGACCCGCTAATAGGTGATGGGACTCAATCCTGTTAGCGGGTTCTTTTACTTACAACCTAAATATCTTGGGAGCAAACAAGATGAAGTACAGATTCAAGCTGGTTGCTGGACATTATGCTGTTGGAGGGAACAACGCAGTAGAAAAGAATGGAAAGAGAGTTAGTACCTCCGACGCAACTCCTTTCAAGCTCTACAACAAAGGGGATATTGTTGAGAGCGACCAGGACCTAGCAGCTAAGTGTAACTCTCCCGGATCAGTCAAGTTTCAACGTCTTGATGGTAATAATGATCCTGAGCTAATGACCATGGATCAGCTACTTGAGCAGCAGAGGCAGATTGAGTCTGCTATTGCTGCTCGGGAAAGCACTGACCCTCCTGAAGATGGTCTAGAAGACCTTACTGTAGCTGAACTACGGGAACTCTCTCTGGAGAAGCCAGATGTAGACCTTACAGGCCTGACTAAGAAGGATGACATTATTGATGCTATTCGGTCATCGTCTAGTCTTGCGGAGGCCTAGTGATGGCCATTCGGACTACAGATGCGGCTGTCAAGTTGTTACTTGGAGACAACTATGATACTGATGGAGCTCCATCCCTGGCCGGTCTTACATCTATGGCTTCTTCCGTGGTAGATCAGGTTGTAGCCTGTGCAGCTGCCTTAACCCCGGCTATAGTTCTAACAGCTACGGTCCTAGAAAGAATGGAGGCGGCTCTCACCGCTCATTACTATGGGAGTAGTGATCAGTTCTATAAGTCTAAGAAGACAGAAGAAGCTGCTGCAGCATTTGTGGTCCCAAGGTACGATGAGATGGCTTTAGCCCTGGACTCTAGCGGGTGTCTTAGAGGAATTCTTGATGGCGGCTCTACAAGAGTTGGAGGGGTCTGGCTTGGGAAGCGTCCTAGCGTGCAGGTAGATTATGTGGACCGTGACTAATGCCCCCACTAGAAACTGACTGCCGTGAACAAGATGTTGTTTACTGGGCATTTGCTGGAGTGGACGACTACGGTGAGTCTCAGGTATCTGCTCCAATTGATCTCAAAGTAAGGCTAGAGCTGAAACAACGGGTCATGAGGACTGAGAAAGGTGATGAAGTAACTGTTGATGCTACGATGGTAACCAACCAAGTTATTCTTGAAGGATCAATAGTCTTTATAGGTACAACAGCTGATTTCTCCGGGACTGCTACTGAACTATCAGAAATTAAAGAAGTGCTGGCGTATTCGGAAATACCAGATATCAAAAATCGGAATGTTCGACGCAGGGCTGGTTTGGTAGCCCATCATGATGAGATTCCGGAAGTAGTCTGAGGAAATAATATGTCTGACTCTGCTACAGGACAAGCTGGCGGACGAATAATCAGTGACGCAGCTACTCATACTCCTGACGATTACATAGTGTGGTTTGCTATATATATCATAACTGACACTGTGTTTGATGCAGGTACAGCATCGAATCTCAATGGAACTATCACGGGAATAACCTACTCAGCAGGATTTACTCTCTATGGCAGATTCACTGCTATTCAGCTTGTTAGTGGAGATGTAGTTGCTTATGAGAAAGCTGAAGCGGTGATCTAATGGCTACAATTGAAGGATTGAAAACTGTAAGGAAACATCTCAATCAGCTAAAGAGGATGTACACTGTAACAGATTCAGTCACTGTAGGTTTTGCCCAGGCTTATGCTCTATTTGTCCATGAGAATCGAGGGGAGAAGCTCAGAGGTAAGAAGAGACCTAAGCCAGCAAAAGGAACATTCTGGGGACCTCACGGACAATCCAAGTATCTAGAGGAGCCTGCTAGAAACTTATCAAGTAATGGAGAGTTCACGAGAATCGCTAAAGCCGCTTTGAAGAGTGGATTGTCTATTGAGACGGCTCTGGTTCTTATGGGTTTGCGATTACAGAGGGATGCTCAGGAAAGAGTTCCTATAGATACTGGGGCTTTGAGGGCTTCTGGGTTTACATCGAAGACCTCTAAAGCTGAAGCAGCTATAGCCAAAGCCTACCAGAAATCTGAAGCTTTGAGGGTTGCGAAGTTGAAGAAGAGGGGGCAGAAGTGAGAGACCTCTGTTCAGTTATTGATGTCAGTGTATTCGGAATCCAAGTAGTTGATTTGTTTTCTGCTGGGGAAGAAGAGGACCAGCAGCTTCAGGAACTCATAGCTCAACTAGCTAGTACACCTGACAACCCGACTCATAGAACTATGTGGGATGAACCCGATGGAAGCTAATTGGGTTAGTATCGCAATTCAAGCTGGTGGAGCTATTGCTGTATGTGCTATGTTTCTTTGGTTCCTTCAAAAGAAATCAGCAGAGGACAAAGTCAAGTCCGCAGAGTTCTTAACTCATCTTGAACGGAAAGATGATCTTCATCAAAAGGCAGTTGACAAACAAATGTCTTACCTAAGAGATAGAGACAAGCAGGCTACAGAGTTAGCTAACGCAGGACATCAGGGTTTGAGGGAAATATCAGTTCAAGTTTCCGGCCTTAGAGAACAACTGTCTAGAGGGTGAGTAAGTAGTAGTCCATAGTGCAGATACGATTATCAACAGTAAATCTAGTTCAATGGGATTACATCTAGGTCTCTAATGGCGGGAAATCTGACACATTCTGTAGCTGATATAGTTAGGAACCTTATTATTGACCTATCTCTCGGAACCCTTCCTTCATCTAGTGCAGCCTGGCCTGTATTTGCTGAACGAGAACCGGATAAACCAGACAATTGTATAACAGTCTATGGGAGTCAAGGAAGAGATCAGGGCAGGATGATGATTGATGGAGAACGAGAGATTCAACATGGAGTTCAAATATCAGTAAGGTCCCAGAGTACTACTACTGGTCACCAGAAGGCTCTGACGATAGCTACAACTCTTGATGATTCGGTAAAGCAGACTTCAGTGACCTTCTCAACTAAGACTTATCTAGTCCACTCAGTCAATAGAACATCTGACGTCCTGTACGCAGGTAAGGACCCAGACACCAAGCGTAATCTGTTTACTATCAATGCAGTTGTTCCTTTGGAGCAGACTGTGTAACCAATGTTTGAAAGGAAATCGTATGGTTGCTCCAACGCCAACAGCTCGTGTTACTCCTAACGCTCCTAGACTGAAAGATGGATTTTCATCCTTAATCACTTTTGCTGCGGATTCAGATGTTGCATTGTGGGAAATCGGAGTAAAACCTCCTGGGCAGGATGGTGGAGATGAGATTGATACAACTACGATGCATAATGTAACGTATCGTAGTCGGTCCCCCAGAGCCCTTATTACTCTGACGAACTCAACAGCTCGGTTCGCTTACAACCCGAAGTTCTACACAGAACTTCTAACGTTGTTGAATGTAGAAACTACGATCACTCAGACGTTTCCGAATAGTGATACTCTGGCTTACTATGGGTTCCTCAAGAATGTAGAACCTGAGGAACTGGTTGAAGGAGAAATGCCCATTGCTTCGGCAACTATTGTTCCTACCAACGCTGATCCGAGTACTGGAAGTGAAGAAGCTCCAGTGTTCGCCGATAACGCTACCCCATAAAGGATTCTCAGGTACCACCTTTAGGGCATGGATGCCCTACCCTTTTCCTCTAGCATCCCAGGAGCAACTCGGATGTCTAATGATGCCCTAGTTTTTGATGACGTTTCCCTCAAAGAAATCCCTGTAAGTATTGCCAAGATCAAGTACGTTCTTAGGGAAGCCAACGGAAAAGCTGCTCAAGCCTATCGAGCTGCTACAGTCAAGGGCTTATCCGTCTCAAAAGATGGGACGATGCAACACCTGTCCTCATCAATGGTAGCTGAGCATGTTCTCGTCTCCCATTGTCTATTCAAAGAGGATAGTGGACTAGGAGTGGGATTGGACGTGATCCAGTCTTGGCCCAATAGAATTATCAGACCTCTGTTTGATAGGGCGAAGGAAATCTCTGATCTTGATGATACTGAGACAAAGGAATCTATCCAGAAGGAGATTTCCAAGTTACAAGATCGTCTTGAAAAGATTGAGACT